AGTCGTCCTGAGTGACACTATCATCAACTGTTTCAGGTAGGTCACATGATAACCACTGCTCACCATCTCTAAGTATGAGTTGGCGTTTGTATATTGACTCGATAACACGTCTGTCTATTTGTTCGCTACCATCATTGCTAATATCTAATGTGTACCAAGTATGGTTAGCTTCGACCGCGCAAAAGCCTTGCTCAGTAATGGCTTCTGAAACTGGCTCTATGACTGGGTTTGACACTTCATCATCTACTACGTTGCTTACTACTTTCTTACTTGCTAATGCTGCTTCCCAAGTTGATACTTTTCTTAGGTCACCGAATGCTTTAACCTCATCTTTGGTCATTACTGCTAATACTTCGTCTTTCAATTGTTGGAGTGACATAGTTTTTAATTAGTGGGTATGGTTAGTGTAGGCTGTATTGCCTATAGATAACCGTCCATTGAACGGAAATGGTAGGTTTAGAGACTCGCTACCGTTGTCGTAATTCGCCCCTACCAACCAGCTTGAGTGCCATCTCCGCTCGGTGTACAGGGTTCCGTGGGTTTACGGTTTAACCAGGACTGTCTAGCCAGTGCCAACCTTATTTAAATGTGTGTGTGTTTTGTGTTGGTGTTTCGTTTTCTCCTTTGCTCTCGATGTATCTAATATCGCAATTATTCCTGACACCCGCAACCCCTCCTAACGGCTGAACGTGTTGTTGTACAAGGCTGAGAGGTGCTAGGTAGTGTCCAATGAATTAATGATGGTGTGTATAAGCGGCTACGATGATGGAGGCTAACCGGGGGGAAATGCAGCGCCCTATTATTATTAGACTCACTCAAATACTACGTGCAATAAAAAACAATTAACCACACATAACTAGACACTAAACCCAACAAACACTACACCTATCCCAAAACAAAGGTGAAGCGCCAACGTAGATAACGCAGTCTACGACGTTAGCACGACGTACGCTATCCACAGAAACCTACGAACCTTACTCTATCGTTGGCTAAACATTCACATACTCACCACTGAACACTAAGCCACACCTCGCTTACATATCAGGAGTGCTAACGTCTTGGCGATAGCGTACAGCACGAAGACCAACTAACAAAGTCTAGAACCCTCATTCCATCGTTGGCTGGTTACACGACTATTTGACCACTAACCTAACAGTACATATATGTCTGATGAGTCACACATCTACGAACCTACCACTGAGGAAATACTACTCATGTTCAGTGGAGGTATTAACCATACTCAGGTCGGTTCTAAATATAAGGCTGATGCTGACGTAAACAAAAGTGCAGCATCATTAATGGCTAATGTTACAGCACAGAACGAACGAGAGGCTAAACGTCTCGCATCACTAGAACGCGCACGAGAAGCAAGGAGAGCAAAGAAACGTGGGAGCCAAACAACCGAAGATAAAGACACCTGACCCATCACCGGAGATACAACAGCAACTATTAGGACAGCAACAACTGAGTGCTAAGTTAGCCGAACAGCAAGCACAGTTCGAGAAACAGTACCAAGAACAACTACGACAAGTACAGTCGAGTTATGAGAACCAGTACGGTTTGTTATCGAAGCAGTACGATGACCAACGCTCACAATATGGGTTGCTAACGTCCCAACTACAACAACAGCTAGACGAACAGCGTAAAGCACGAGAACAGCAAGCGGCTGAGTATGAGAAGCTTCTAGAGTCACAAAACTCACAGACTGAGCTATCTAACCTAAACGCGAGTAGAGAACGGTTCACGGCTCAACAGACAGCCGCTAGCACGACAAATAACGTGGCTAGGTTATTGGGGAACACGTCAGCTTCTCAACGACAGTTAAACAGCAGCAGTATGTTACGTGGTTCTAGTGCTAGTTACGGTTCTGGTGCAGGTTCACTGTTACGACGCTAAAAGTAAACATTCACTAACACACACACACATTATCGATATGGCTATTACTTGTACCGCTTGTACATTCACGATGACTGATGCCGAGTTTGCAATTCTAAACGAAGGTGTTGCGGCTCCTACTATTGACCCTCGTGGTTCATTTGCTGGTCTACAGTCGTTGTCTGGTGCGCCTATCACAGCATCAGCATCCGCAGGTACTACTACCGTTGTTGTCGCGGCTTCTAACCGTAACGACGCTAACATTCGTACCCTTGCCCAACGTCTGAGACGTGCTGCTCAAGCCAACCGTATTACGTTTACAGCGTAGAAAGGAGGTCGTACGGTGGCAGGTATCACACAGGCTAAAAAGATAAAGGCACTATTTGATATATGGGAGTTTGCAGACCTTATCAATTTTAGAGGTGGTCGTAAAGCATTCTCCCAATGTCACCGTAAGTTGGCTGGGTTCATTACTACACCTCAGAGTGCTAAACCGTGTAAGAGTGGAAAGTTATACAACAAACGACGCATGGCTCAAATGCCTCGCGGTCACTTAAAGTCCACCATCGGTTCAGTACTCTACATTTTATGGCGAATATACCGGAACCCAGACATACGTATACTTTACGGGTCTGCTGAACTACGGCTCGTTAAAGCCTTCATGCGTGAACTCAAACAATACCTCGAAGATGAAAACTTAGCAACAACTGTATGGAACGCTCGACCACACATCCCTGGTCGTTTGGTTCCTATACTCGATGGTCAACGTTCCCGTGCTAAAAAACGAGGTGATGAGTTTGACGACACAGAAGCCACGGATAAAAAGGTACTGTGGAATGCCCAGGCTATTCAGGTTGTACGTGAATGGAAAGGAAAGGAAGCAACAGTGTTTGCTACCTCATTGGGTTCCAAAGCGACGGGTGACCACTACGACCTACTTATACTCGATGACATAGTTGATAAGTTTAACAGCGACACACCTGCAAAACGTGAGACGTTATTTGACTGGTGTCAAGACATGGAGAGTGTTATTGACCCAGTACGACGAGTGTTGTGTGGTAAGGCTGGAACTATTGAAGTATGGGACGAGATAGGTGATGAGGTGCTAATACTTGGTACTCGTTACTTCCGTGGCGACTATTACGAGTATATTGAGCAGAACGCTAAAGACCTAGAATACAAGGTTTTCAAGCGTAACATATACCGAAACGGTAAGAATGCTGACGGTAACTATCTGTGGGCTGAGAAGTTCACACCTGAGTATGTTGCTAGGTTGCGTAAGCGTTTAACCAGTAAGCAATGGGCTAGTCAATACCTAAACACCATCTTCAATAATGAGGATGTAAAGCTAAACAGAGACAGCGTTAAGTGGTTAACCAGTCGAGAACTACACGCCAACAGTGACGGTACAGTACTCGCTAAAATACCCGACAGTACTAAACCTATCGAACTACGACCATACATCATTATTGACCCTGCTATCAGCCAGAGTGCCACTGCTGATGCCACATCAATATTAGTGGGTGCAGTAGACCATCTGTACAACGTTTATGTACTGGATGTTAAATACGGTAGGTTTAACCCAAACAAGACTGTTGAACTGGTAGAAGAGTTGGTTAGAAAATGGAACACTTTTTGTATCTACATTGAAACTAATAACGTAGGTGCAGCGTTGTCGTTCACATTACGCAACCACTTCAAGACACGAATGCCCATAGTTATACGAGAACACAGAGTGGGTCAGGGTAACGTTTACGGTATTAAAGGCGATAAAGCAACTCGTATTGAGAACCGTATTCAACCACTGTTAGAGAATGGTCAACTGTGGATGGTTGACTTTATAGCAGCTAACCAACTCATTATGGACGAGTTTGACCTATTCCCTAGTAAGGGCGGACATGATGACTTCCTAGATACCATTGACCAACTGTGTGCTATCGCCAAACCACGACCACAAGCTAAACCTCGTGCTACTCAGAGTACGAGACACGTTAACACCAAATACGGAGGAACACGATGACAGCAGCAGAGATAAGCGAACTACTACAACGTATCGTAGGCGAGATATACCGCTCACCTTACAACCGTACATTGTACCGAGTCGCCAGCCTCATTCAAATTGGGGTCATTCTATTACAGGAGTTGAGATGACAGCCGAAGACATCCTAGAGGTATTAAGCGTTATTCAGGAGACATTAAACAGTGACCCTGATAACGCATTTGGTGGAGGTGTTACAGGAAAGCTTATCTTACGGCGTTTTAACGCTTTTATTAACCTAGCTAAGGCAAGCATCCAAATAATATCATGATACGTATCAAGGACTTTAACCACGTAATTACCGGACGCGAACAACCTCTAGACATTAACGAGGCTATCGCTTCATACATCACATCAAGGTATGTATATTTTAAGGACGCTAGACGTGTTGCAGAAGAGACGTGGTTAGAGGCTTGGTCATTGTACAGTGGTACACCTGAAGCCGTAGACCACCAACGCACACAAACTATTAACACGGTAGGTGAGGTTAACAACGACTGGCGACACAGACTTAACACAGGTAAAGCTTACGAGTGTATTGAGACTGTACACGGTTATTTAATGGGTGCATTATTCCCTAACAGAGAATGGTTTGACCTAACACCAAATAACCCTGGTTATGCAAACGAGGCTCGTATCATTCGTAAGTACCTAACCAAAAAGTTTAATGAAGGTAAGTTTAGAGTATCGTTCGAGAAGTACCTACGACAACTACTAGTTTGTGGGTATAGTGTCATGGCTTTACCTTGGCGTTATGAGTCACGACCATATAAATACAACGTCACTATAAAAAGGGAAGAAAATGAGTATTATGACAACTCTACACAAAAAGCGAACTATCGTACAGTCACCGAAAACCGTGTTACGCGGAATGCTCCTGAGTTTGAATGTTTGGACGTATTCGACGTTTACTTATCCCCTACATCCAACGACCCTAACGAGAGTGACTTTATCCGACGAATTAAAAAAACACGAGCTGATATTATAACCGCCATTAAACGAGGTTATTATACAGACATCGACCCATACGACATTGTTAATATGTCAGCGTATGAGGTTAATGACAGAGTAGATAAACTAACATCGTTTCAGGGTATCGAGACTAACCATCCTTATTGTATGGACGATATTATTGAGGTGGTTGAGTATTGGGGTGACTTGCATCTAGACGGTGTTAGTCTGTACGATGTTAAAGCGACAGTGATAGGACAGACGTTAGTTTGCTGTGAACCTAACCCGTTTTGGGCAGGTAAACCATTTGTTGTTGGTTCTATAACCGAGTTACCAGAAACACCATACAGCGTAGGTTTACTACAACCTAACATGGGTCTGTTACATCAACTGAACATCATCACTAACCAACGTTGTGACAACCTTGAGTTAGCTATCGATGAAATGTGGACACTTGTACAAAACTCATCACTAAACCCAGATGAGGTACAAGTCGCTCCAGGTAAAGTATTTTTAGTGGATAGTCATGATGACCTACGACCAATACAAAGAGGTGGTAATAACTTCGTCGTTAGTTACCAAGAGGCTGGCTTATTGGAGAGTACTATCGATAGGAACACTGGGACAGGAAACCTTATCAGCGCCAACGCATCCCGTAGTGGCGAACGAGTCACAGCAGCAGAGATACAAGCAGTACGAGACGCTGGGGGAAACCGTTTGTCTAACATACATAGGCACATCGAAGATACATCCTTAATGGAGATACTACGACGTGTTTATCGTTCAGCACAGCAGTTTGTTACTGAACCTGAAATGATAAGGGTGTCTGGTGCTAAACCAGGAGAGTATCTGTTTTTAGAAGTAGACCCAGAGAGTCTTAATAAAGAGTACAGTCTTGAACCTATCGGTGCTGACTTCGTGACAGACGCTACTAAATATGTACGTCAACGGATGGACTTTATAGCGTTTGCATCACAAATACCGCAGATGGCAGAGCGTTTAAATTATGAGGCTCTACTTAATGACGTAGTTAACCACAGTGGTTTTGATGACCCATACTCATACATCGTTAAACCACAACAACCAGCGCCACAACCTGATATGGGTGCTACACCAGAACCACAGACAGGACAAGCACCACCTGACGAACAGACCAACCCGTTTTATGACATAGGTGGTGTAAGTCTACAAAATGCTATCGGTGCGAATATTCAAGCTGATGGTGCAAACGAACTAATTAACTTTACAACCGGAGTAAATACAAATGCTGACCAATAACCAACAACCAAACCCCAATATCCATTCCCCATTAACACCTTCACCAGCACAACAATATGCTAACGGTGGTTTTACGTCTAACCCTGCTCCTGTCCCTGGTGATGTAGGTGGTGGTTTACCTCCCTCTCAGCCTAACTCTCAACCACAAGCCGCACCTGCTTCACAACCTGACCCAGAGTTTGACAGGTTTGCTAACCAGTTTAAACAGTATGCTGGTGTAGACTTTCGTGAGGCTGTCTCTGAAATTCAACAGTTACGTGAGTACAGACAGACACAGGAAATTAAACGCCAGGAGCAACAAATAGCACGGGTATGGGGAGTTGATGAAAGTCAGCTAGAGTATCGTCTCGGTTTAGTTAAAGAAACATGGAATAACCTCCCAGAAGACCAAAGACGAGAAATATTATACCGTACTGGTTACGACGAGATAGGAGCAGCTAGCATTATTTGGCAACAAATAGAACAGCAACAAGAACAAGGCGGTGGTGGTGGTTTATTCAGTGAACCACAACAAGTACCACAACAACCTAACGGTGTTCCTACTCTTGACCGTAATAGCGCACAAGCATCTAGACAAGCATCTAATAAGTACGCATTCTCACAGTCTCAAATTAATACAATGGGTGCTGATGAGTATCGTGCTAACGCTGATGCTATTGCTAAAGCCTACGCTAGTGGTCGTGTACTGCGCGACTTGTTCTAATAAAGTCAACATCGTCATACTTAACAAGTTAAATGGAGGGAGTGACGACCCTTGACCACCTACACTAACACACACACATTTATCAGAGATGGCACTAAACAACACGACCTACCAAGGTTCGATGAGAGGTTACGCTGTAACTAAGTCTCGCCTTGATAGCTTTATCCCAGAAGTCTGGACTGGTGAGGTACTACGCGCATTAAACCAGAACTTTGTTGCGAGTCAGTACGTTAAAACTCTCGATGTAACTGGTAAAAAGGGCGACCGTTTCCACATTCCTAACATTGGACGAGCGTCTGTATTTGATAAGCTACCTGAAACCCCTGTACAACTACAGGCGCGTCAGGAGTCTGACTTCTATGTAGACATCGACAAGTACAAAGAGTCATCTTTTCTTATTGAAGACCTTGGTGCTATGCAGTCCAGTTATGATATTCGTCAGGAATATACTACTGAGGCTGGTTATGCTTTGTCTCGTATGATGGACGCTGATATTCTCGGTTTACGTGCAGCCGTAAAGGGTCTGAACAACGGTTCCGAGATATTTAACACAGCAGATGCCACCATCTCAGGTGCTAGCTCTCCTCTGAACTATCAAGCCTTGCTGACTGCCAAGACCATTCTCGATAACCGAGATGTTCCTATGGAGAAGCGAGTTATCATCACTAGCCCTACTGGATATAACCAGTTGCTAGCCATTGACAAGTTCATCAGCATGGACTACCAAGACGGGCGACCAGTTAAGTCTGGTGTTGTTGGTACTATCTTCGGTATCCCCGTTATCATGACCACTCAGGTAACAGTAAACAGCGCCACTGGTTATAGCAACGGCTCTACCGTCACAGGTATTCCTACCCCTGGTGTGTCTGGTGCTGGTGCTTTACACCTTCCTACTCAGGATGTGTTCACTAGCTTACCTACTGCGTTTACTGGTGCTAACACTGGTCTTGCTGCACAGGTAATTACTACCCTGATGTGTCATAGTGACTGGGCTGTAATGCTAAAGTCCAAGATGCCATCTGCTGAGTCTGACAGAAGCGTACAGTACCTTGGTGACATCGTAGTTAACTCTATGGTGTATGGTGCTAAACTGTTCAGACAAACCAACGCGGTTATCATCAACCACAACGCGGTAATACCTGCCGTAGTGTAATGGTTACATAGCTTATTACCTAAAATATAAATGTCACCGTCGTTAGCTACCTAAAAAATAGTTAACGACATTTTTGTATATGCCAAAAACAACAACATTCATACAACTGGTTAACAAATGCCTGGAGAACATTGGCGAACGTCCAGTTATCAGTTTCAATAATAGTGTTGCCCGTAAAGCAGCCGACACAGTGAGAGATGCCATAACCGACGTTTCTTACTCCTATGACTGGTCGTGGCTTACAACTAGTATTATTGCTAACTCATGGATAAATGAACGTGCCGACCTTGGCGACGTACAGAGCGTAAAACACGTAAGTTATGGTTCATCTTCTGATGGTTATCGTGAGCTTACGTTCACAGATGAGCGTACATTTGATGCTGCTAAAATATACCCTGGAGTTGGTCAGGTTTTTACGTTTAATGAGTACGGTGGTGTTCGTATTAACCCGTACCCTGAAACAGTAGAAGAACAGGTAAAATACAAGTTTTACGTTGTTAAAGAAGCAACACTACCTAGTGTAGAAATTGATGTTATTAACATACCCGACAGGTTTATACAACTGATAACATACAACGCTTGTACTCAGTTATCCATATCTCACCTTGATGATGCCCAAGCCTCACAGATGTGGAACTCTAAATATATCGACCAGCTATCAAGGCTACGCGCACGAGAAAGAAACACAACTCAGTCAGGTGCTAATATGTTTAAGTTTAGAGGTACACGTTAATGACTGACCAATTTGAACGCAATAACATACGAAACAACGAAGTAGCAGCCGAACAGAGCATACAGTCTAACAATTTTGGTGGCTTGAACACGTTAGCGTCACCGTTAAATGTACCTTATCAAGACTCACCACTACTTCTGAATACTACAGTAGACACCAGTGGACAGGTTTACAAACGAAAAGGGACTAGGATAACTTACACAACAACAGGAACTAGTACAGGTTGCTATATCACAGGTTTCACGAGTGGTTTGGCTTATCAGTTTCAAGTGGCTAAACGTGGTCGTGACATTCTATTGTTCCAGACAACTAACGATGTGACATCACTACTGCTCACCAAGTCTAACGTGTGGGACACTAGAGCCGAAGCTGTACGACCGTCTGTAGTGACTACGAGTGAAGTTACACCACGAGTCATATTTGCGACAGGTGTTAACAAACCAGTACAGTTATTATTCGTAGAACAACAAACTACACAAACAGCAAATGGAACGTCAGTTGTATTTTCTAGTGCGGATAGGTTTGTTAATGCTTCAACTGCTAACTGTTTGGTATACGTTAACCGCGTGTTGGTGTCAGCACCATCTTTCAGCTACAACGCTGGAACTAAACAACTTACAGTTTCTAACCTCGGTAGTACAGTTATTGGAGATGTTATCGACTTGGTTAGTGTGACTTGGCAATGGTGGGCTGAGTCTCAATTCTGGTATGGTGATAGGTTCTTTGGTTCAACAACTAGGTTTAACAGTGTATCGTTTGACCGTGTTGTTAAAATACCAACATCGATAACCACACAAAACAATGGCAGTGACCCATACTACCGAATGAGGTTATACAAACAGTCAAACAGAACAGGCTCACCTAACCTTAACGAAGTAGTACAACCACAGCTAGCAGATGACTGGGCTTTTAGTGACGGAAGTATTTATAACTACAGTGTTAACGACTACCCTAACCCTTCACCATTCTGGGTTGTTTTCGGTGCATTAGTAGGTGGTGGTCAACCATCGACTGTTTACTTTAGTCGTAGACGTGGGCTAGGTTTTGCCAATGGTACGAGCGTACAGGCTTCTAAGATAGATGTAGTGGTTAACGGTGTCCAACGTACTCCCATCTATACACCAGGAAGCGCACCAGACAGTGTGTACAGAAACTACTACACATACTTTGCTGACACGACTGGAGCCGCCACAGGGACATCTAGCACATCACTGGTTAACGGTATATTCTTTGATGCGATACCGTTAGGACTGGCGACTAATGACACGGTAGAGGCTAGCAACAACACCAACATTCACATAGGTTCGGCTAGTATTGCAACCCGTTATAATTACAACGATGGTTCGTATATACCAGCGTTTGGTCTGGGTGACTTTGCTGACTACTTAAACGGTTATTATCCATCAGTCGTTACCTTCTTCCAAGGTAGGTTAGTGTTTGGTGGTTTTCCTCACAGACCGCTACAGGTTGTTTTTAGCAACGTTAACGATAACATCACACCAGGGAGATATTACAACTCATTCAGCATCACCGACGATAACACAGCATTATCATCAGCGTTCGATATCATCCTTAACAGCCGACCAGACGACAGAGTAGTTGCATTAATAGAATGGCAGTCATCGTTGTTTATACTCACACGTCAGGCTGTGTTCCGTGCTAATGGTGGTTCATCAATTCTTAGTAGTACAAACCGAGTAATTAGTTATGTGTCCAGTAATGGATGTACCAACTCTCGTTGTATAGTTCGTACTGACTTTAATGTGATGTATCTCTCAGACACGGGAGTATACAACATTAACCCACTCGTAGAAAACGGTGAGTACACAGTTAAAGAATTGAGTATTAAGATACGGGATAAGTTTGGCGTTACTCGTGAACCTGTCTATGAAGAACTACCGTGGATGGCATACGACAGTGTTAATAAACAGGTACTACTTGGCTATCCTGATGTAGGTCAAACTAACACATCACGATACGTTTACGTATACAACACCTATCGAGAGTCTTGGACAGAATACAATACACCGTGTGGTTTTAACATCTGGTCAACCACAGAATACACAGACAGACTACTTGGTACAAGTGTATGCAGTATACTCTACACAACCACATCATCAGGAACCCCAAGTAACTTTATCATCATCCGGTGGAACGCATCACTGTACATCGACTTCATCCAGAGAAAGACACACAACGGTAGTAGTTATGAGCTAACAACTCAACCAGCAGTTACCCACACAACCAATGTTAACCAACGTAGGTACGGTGTTAACTTTACACTTACTCGACAAAACACAGCGTTTACAATAAACCCAGTCACAACAGTTAACGACCTATACGTTACCTTGGATGGTACTTTACTAACACCTAATGTTGACTACATCAAGGAAGAGACTGGTTATATTTACCTGTTGAGTACATTTAGCACTGGACAAACATTAAAGATAGCGTCATCACCTGAAGGTAATACTACACCTAACTCATGGTATACAGTGTACGTTAACAACATACGACAGGTATCACCAACACCATCGGCAGGTACATTTACACTTGGTGCTACAAACGGTGACATTATTAACTGGGGTGTTAACTATCTAACTATCTATACCACTCCTCAGTTCTTGTGGAACAGCCTCGGAAACTTCAAGCGTACACAACACGCTTATTTATTCCTAGATAACCGTGACGGTGTTGGTGTCTATGTTGCCAGTGATGTTAACAACGGACAGGACATAAACCAACTGACAGAGTTATACAGAGTCCCAATTAACTTTAACCTGAGTGTGATGTATAACAACCAGCTAGACGGTAGTACATCCTATGATGTTATGGGCTATGACTCTATGTATTGGGATGAAGGAGTGTTTGACGTTAGCTCACCATACGACCAATATCAACCCTACCAAACCTTAAAGATACCTATCACAGGTATAGGTTATGCTTTCCAGATGCTTATATGGAACCATAGTGATGAATATTTCAAGCTTGGTGGTTACCAAATAATAGCCAAACAAAAAGGCAAACGTCACATAGGTAGGTACTAATGTCATTCTTGCCATATACATTAACAAAGGGTGTAAACTACAATGTTTTATATGATAACCAGTTTATGTTTACTGGTGTATTTAGAGGCTATGACTACAGTGGTGACAGAGCGTGTCTGTTACGTGAGGGCTGGTCATCGTTAACTTATATCCCTAACATACCAGAGTGGACGTTAGTAGATGCTACAGAAACACCTATTGAAGAAGAGGAGGTACAACCATTTTAATGTAGTTACGAAGTAGAGAGTTAATTTAGTGGGTTTGTTACATAGAGTGGGTATATAACTCACTCTATCTTTTTTTATTTATGGGGGTAATATATGGGTGGTGCTGCAATTGGAGGAATATTAGGAGGTGTGCAGTTAGTCGCTGGTATTAGTCAGGCTAATTCACAGGCTAACGCTCAACGTCAGTCACTACAAGCTCAGGCACAGACTACTGTAGATGCTTCACGTATTCGTCAGATGGAGATATTACAGGCACGTGACCAGTCGAGGTTTAACTCGTCCATGAATGAGTTAGCACGACAACAGAATTACCAAAACCAGACATTCCTAATACAACGTCAGTTGTTACAGGAACAGATGGATGCGGAAACCACTAAACAACAGGCTGAACAACAACGCTTGCAAACGATGAGTGGTATTGAACAGAAAGACCGTCAGACTGAACAGCAGATGGTAGGTGCAGAAGTTAATTTCCAGCAAACACTACAACAGTTAGCACAACAGTTAGGTGTGGTTAATGCTCAGTCATCACAACAACTTACTGGTGCTGAGGATGCAACTAAAGAGTTAGGTCAGAGACTAGATACCCGTGATGTGTTGGCTATGGCTAGTGGTGTAGGGTTAGGTTCATCTACATCATCACAACAACAAAACGCTGACCTACTCGGAACCATAGACAAAGTTGCTAAGGTTCTGCAAGGAACACAGGTAGGTATGGAAGTACAACAACGAATGACTGAATTAGCATCAGCATCATCTGAGAGTGAACGAAACATCAAACTCAGTGAGTTAGGTTCATATCTATCAGACAGTGACTTTATGAGAAACATAGCAAACATTCAAGCAAGTGCAACAAACCAAAACGTTGACTCTACTATGGGTGTAAACGCTGCTGCTAGAGAAACAGCAGTAAACGCTATTAATGCGGCGGATATGATGAACCGTCAGACTGACACGGTTAACAATGACCTAGCTGAGATGGGATATCAAGTACAGACTTCAGCAGTTAACTCAAGTCAGAACAACGCTATGTCTGGTATAAACGCTCAGTATGGCTCTATTGGAGGTAATACATTTGCTGGGTTGTTATCATCCGGTGTCAACGCCTTTAACACATACCAAGGTGTACTGGGTCAACAAAATGCACTGAACCAACAAAAACAGATGACATACCTTAATAGTGGTATATTGTCGAACGGTGCTACAAACAACAACACGTTTAAGGGATACAACTAACTTTATAGAACAATGACTATAAAACTAATAGGCGTAGACAACCTAGATAATTCACAACAATACAACGAAGCCACTAACTCAGCTTTGGTTCAGTCTCTTGAACGAAACCAACAGTCTGTGAGTAAAACCCAACAAATACTTGAAGCTGGTAACGCTGCTATAGCACAACAAGCTGTTAGTATTGGACAAGCTAGCCAACAGAAAGCACAGGCTAACGCTAACCGTGGTAGTGGTATAGGTGGTTTACTTGAAGGTGTATCTAAAGCTGTAGGTACTTACTGGGAAATTAACCAGAACCAACAACTTAAACAGGCTCAGATAGACGCTAAAACCCAGGTCATCCAGAGAGAACAAGCTGAAGCCGTCGCCAGAGCAGCCGAGAAAGCAGCAGCCGAAGCAGCCGAAGCAAACAAACAACAAGCGTTAACTGTCAGTGAACAGGAAGCTAACGCTGTACGAGTCGAGTTAGGCGACCTTTACAACGAATGGAGAAGTGGAGACAAGTTCCGTAGCGAACCTGGAGGTATGACCAAGTTCAGAGACGCTGGTCTAGCACGTATCATGTCTCGTACCAACATTACTGAGGCACAAAAGAAGGAACTAATTAACCTGCATTACGGCAACTGGGATGCTGAAATGAAAGCTTACAGTGACCGTACTGCTAAATACGCTGAAGAAGTTAGTCAAGTACGACGTGAAAGTGTCATCAAAGAACGTACATTCAGAGTTAACAGTGTAGTCTCTGGTTTGACTTGGGATGCTGACCCAACAGACGCTATCAAGAAAGTAGATGCAATGGTTAGCTCTACAGTTAACGACCAAAACCTACCACTACTCGATAGGTTACAGGCTGCTAACTCGATGTATAACACAGCCTATGAAAAGGTGGTTAACAACGCCACAGCACGGGCTGAAGTCGAACGTAAAATGAAAGCGTTACAGGCTTATCAATATGAGGCTATAACTAACTGGAACGACCAAACTAAACCACGGGCAGAACGTGAAGCATTTGACCAACAACTACAGGCTAAACACGGTTTAAACGTCGATAGCTCGTACATGGCTTGGGAAAACTCACGTAAACAATACATCGAGTTTCAACAACAGTCTCGTCAATTACAAGACTTAGAACAAAACGGGTTAATTGACTCTGCTAGAAAGGTTAACCTTAGCGATGACTTCGTAGGTTCGGTAGTCCAACTCATTCTGTATGGTGAAGGAAACACAGCCGCACTTAAAGAGAGGTTTACAGATAACAGAAACTTCGAGGCTAACACAGCAGGTGCAGGTGAAGTACGACGTTTACTTGAAGCTGTACCGAGAATGAGACGTGAGACTGATAGTTTACGTTCAGACAATGCAGCGTTACAAGTTGCACGTACTCGACTTCAGAGAGAGGGTGTCACATTCCTTATGAATGCTGACGCTAGAACTCGTGGTTTACTTGAGTCGTTTGCACAGCAGTTTATGGTTAACCTACCAAAGAGTAATGTAGGTCTGACACCAGAACAACAAGCTGAATACGCACGACAAACAAACCAAGTACAACAAGCCATTGAACAGCAGATAATTATCAATGACCAACGTGTACAAAACAACGCTGCTGAGTTAGCAAAGTATGGTCTGAGTGAACCTGAAGATGTACTACGAAAGAATGCAGCAACTCGACGTAAGTTAGTTAATGATACAATGTACCAACTAGGTACACAAGCAGAGCAAGTACGACGTACCCAAACTAGTGGGTATGGTCAACTTGGTATAACATCCCCTACAACGGCTCTCGGTGAAGGAGCAAACCGTGAGCGTCTGACCTTCGTAGCTCCTGATGGATACCGTAGACTAAGACCACCTGTAGTTGCTAACCTAGCGACTGTTAAATTTACAGGCTCGTCTCGTAATGGTATAGTCCCAGGTTCTAAGGTTATGTTGCCGTTCATGGCTGCTGACGCTGGACGTGTACGAGTAAACAGTGATAACCACAGAGAAGCCAGAGCGAAACACACACACGCTGGAGAGGACATAGCCGCACCAGGAGGTACTAAGGTAGTTAGTTATGTTAGTGGTCAGGTTATAAAGGTCACACGCCAGAAGGGTATAGGGTACGGTCGTTATATAACCATCAAGGGTGATGATGGTATGTATCATCGTTTTGCTCACCTATCCGCACACAACGTTAAACAAGGTCAACGTGTAGAAGCTGGTCACGTTATTGGGTTAGTTGGTGACGACGGCTCACCAGGGTCATATCACTTACACTGGGAAGTACGAGACAATGATGGTTATGGTGCTAACGGTACAGTTAACCCACTGAAGTATATGGGAGGAGTTAATTTCAAGGAGTCATCAGCACCACCACCACAAGGAAATACTAACGGATGGGGATACAACGTCAATAACCCACCTACAGCACGAGTACCTGCCAACGCTATTAAACTACCAAACGGTAAGTTTCTCGTTAACAACAGAACAGGCGCACTAGGAAACCCAACAGCCAGAGCAGCATCAGAACAATACACTGTAGGACGACCAGTTAACACAGGTAAAGTTAGCGGCAGTAGTTGGTCAGGTACTAACGACTATGGTGAAACTTACGGTTATGCTTATCTTGCTAATAACCCAGAGTTCACCAAGAAGCTGGCTATTACAGCCACTAGGTTAGGTATATCAGCACAGTGGTTAGTTGATATCATGGCGTTCGAGACTGGAAACTTTAAGAAGGCTACCAACTGGAGTCACTCACGTACTGGTGTTGTGGGTTTAATTGGGTTTACTCCGGCGACCGCACGGGCATTAGGAACCACTACTTATGCTCTGGCTAAAATGCCACCAGAGAAACAACTAGACTACGTTTACAAATACCTGAGTGACCCACAGTTAAAACCACATCTTAGCAAAGGTGTAGAATATGTTGCGGCTTCTATCTTTGGTGGTTCTCCGTTGGTACGGAAGATGGTTAATAACCGTAGTGGTGCTATGCAACGTGGAGACGGTGACATTAACCTACAAAACTACCTCAAGAAACTAGGTAGAGACGTAGGAAGACGTTATGATATACGTTCGATGTCACGTGCAGATAGGTTAATTGGTAGTGCAGTTCATACTGGGTTTCATGAGGGATGTGCAACCTGTGCGGCTCTACGTTCTAGCGGTAGTGATATAGTTCCTCACAATGCAGAGTTTGACGCATAACTAATATGTTACAGATACCAGAGTTATAAACACGCTCTGGTATTTCTATATATGAGTATTATCAAAGATGTACAGGATAGCAATGACCCACAACTAGACAAGTTTAATAACGAAGATGCACCAAAGTTAGCACCAGTTATTCCTACCCCTCAACCTACCGATGCTGGTTTAAGTCTTGGTTCTACTCCTGTTGGTGTTAACCCTCAAGCTGTCATCGAAACTGAGAGTACACCTCAACCACTCACACCAGAACAACAGGCATTAACCGATAGTTATAACGAAGCATCTAGGCTTACAACTAACGTACAGCCTATGAGTGAGTTGGTACAACCTCAGCAAGCTTTACCTACACCAACTAATATTGACTCACAGCAACCTACAGTATTTGAGTCAGCTAACCAATTTAACCTGAGTGCAACAGATAACCTACTGCAACAGGGTAAAATTACACAGGAACTTATAAATGAAACTCAGTTAACACAGAGTCATATTCCCACGGTATACAGCACACCTTATGACGGTGACGAGTGGGACTTAGACTTTGAGGCATCGCTAGAACGTGCCGGAGTTTTACCAGGACAGAAACCATCACCTGAAACATTCAACTCACAGTTTAATGCACAGCCTACTAACGAAGATGCAAGCCGTAGCTTTAACCCAAATGCCCTAAAGCGCTCACAGTTCGATGTAGAAGGAGCGTTAGCAGCCATCAGGAATATAAACACACAGGAAGGTCTTACAGGTTATCAAACGATAAAACCGTGGGGCGAAGGTGCGTTATCGTCGTTGATGTATGGTTTAGGCGTTGTTAGCAACACTATCAGAGGTGGTGTTATAGATGCAGTTAACGTTAGAAATAGAGTCGTTAACCAATTACCAAAACCTATACAAGGTGTACTAAACTTTAACCCAGCGTCAGCACTGACAGGACAGCAGCTAATACGACCAGACGCTAACTACAGAGGTTCATACACACTCGATGCTATACGTGGACGGCAGTATTCATTCACAGCAAACTCCACCAACAAAGATGAGCCGATAGGTATCACTGGCTTTAAAGCGTTTGATGACCTAGCAGAGAGAATGCGTCAGAATAGGAATGCTAGATACAACGCCATTAACAAGACGTTTGGACGTGAGATAGCTAAACCTGTTGCAGTAGAAGAACGATGGTCTACTGACTTATCGTTCTGGGCGGGTTTTGGTTTGGATACCATACTAGACCCTATCGACTCTATAGGAGTTGCCTGGAAAGCTTCAGGTTTATTATTAGGTAATGCGCCAAGTTATGTTAAGCGTGGTATTCCTACGAACACAGGACGAGTTATTGTCACACCTGCTGCTAGTGAACGTAAGCTATTACCGCCAGGACGAACAAGATATACACCTCCTGGTAAACCTGATGGATATGAATTAGGTCTGACTGAACCACTAACAAACAATAAATACCAAGTTGTACAGACACCTAAAGGTGAGGTTAGCATTCCTGTAGGGCAACCAACTGTACAGGCTAAACTACCAAGTATCGCCAGCAACAACAAGGTAACGAGTCTTACACTAAGACGTGAGATACGACGACCAGACGGTGTAATTGATGTAGAGTTCACACCTAACCCTGGTGCGTTTGATAGAGTCACAGGTATCAGTAATGAACCACTAGCACAACTACCAAGTTCAGAGGCACGACGACCACTAGAACCAACACAGTTTGAAACCATCCAAACACCAAACGGTGAGGTACAGGTTCCAATTAACCAACCATCAGCACCTCGTCAACTACCAGGAACACGTACATACAGCCAGCCTAACTGGAGATGGTCACGGGTAGTAGATGGTTATATCAACCCAGAAGGTATGCAGCCTATCATAGAGGTTGTTCGCCGTAAACCTGAAGTATTCACTACTAACTCTACCAGTGGTTATTCACCTAACTGGGAATACTGGAGCGCTCCCAAGGTAGATGACTTATATATACCTGCGCCTATCGATGTTGAGTTTAAAGTCATACCAAACAAACCATCTAACTTACCACTTAAACCATCGTCATTATCTGAGGATATTGTACAAGGTGTTGACGGTGAAGTTAGAGTTCCATCTAGCACACAACCAAACTCACAGTTAGCATTACCTTACGGTGAACCTTACCCGTTAACTCAATGGGACTTATCCCTGGAGACTAACCCACCACAAATAGGACAACGCATCGATAACAACATAACAGTTGCTAAAAACCAGGGTGAAGCTATTGACGATGTAATTAATAATGCACCTCGTACAGTAGAGTACAACGTCTCTGGTTTAGAGATACCACGTCGTAATGTCACTCCCCAAGGTTTCCCTAAACTTGAACCACGTTATGATATTAAGCCACCTGAAACACCAAGAGTTATCGAGTTAGCACCTGAGAGTGTGACTGTAATTCGTGAGGCATTAGACTCTAACGACTGGGTAAAAGCCTATGATGAGTTGCTAAGAAAACGTGTACCAGTTAGCGATATTAAACGAAAACTAGAGACAGGTCGTATTGATGAAGCAGTTAACGACCTACGTAAACTCATTGGTGACATCAAACCAAAGACCGCACCAGAACCTAAACCAGTCGCACCTAAACGACAACGACGACGTGTAATAAAAGCAGATGGTACAGCAGTATACGAAACAGTACGAGTTAACCCTGAAACTCAACTATTAGATGCTGCTATCACTAACATTAACGTGGTGGCTAACGTTGTAGATGTACCGTCAATGTCAGTATCTCAGAGTACACCAGCTTCGCCATTAGCCATTGATGCAGCCAGTGATGCTCTACGTCCTGTGTCTCCAGGTACACCATTAGTTGCACCAACAAGCGAGGTTAACAAACAACTGGTTGACCAGCTAACACGACTAACAGAAACCGAACGGATGATGAAACGTAGGGGTGCATCACCAGAAACACTCGAACGTATCAGAACCCAAAAGTTAGAACTGAGAAAAGCCATAGCTGACGGTGACGAGTTAGCAGAACCTAAAGTAAAACCAGAACCAGTAACACCAGCTATCAATAAGACAGTGTTAACGGGTACGATGACCATGAGTGAGTTATCACAACAACTGCTAGATAACGTCCCTGGTAGTCGTATTGACCCAGATAAGGTTAGGCGAGTTGAACGTAAACTCAGTGAAGTAGAAGCCTTAATGAAGGTTATTCCTAACCCAATTACAGGAGAACCTTTACTTGGTTCTGCTAACACTCGTAAGTTCAGAACATGGGCTAAAGATAGCTCTACCTCTCCTACTGCTTACCTAAACAAACTAGGGTTACAGGAGTATCCATTGCTATACCGTCTGTTTGAACGTGATGGTGCAGCGATAGACATAGATGCTTTAGCACATCCAGAGTTTAGAGTCATACTCGATAAACCATTACCAGATAAAACTAGCAGACAAGTAGTAGTTAGTAATACACCATCTCTCACAAAACCGACCGTTCAGTCTGAGAGTAAAGCTATAACTGAGATGACTATAAATGAACTGCGTTCTGAACGTAAGTTATTAAAGTCTCAGATAAATGAGCTAGATGACCCGTCAGACCTAATTGAACGGTTGATGGAATTAGATGATGCTATCAATAACCTGGACATTACCAAACCAGAAAACCTAAAGGTTGTACAAGACGAGGTTATACCAGAGACACAGCATGGTACATCACCTGAAGTTGTTAAACTAACACAACAAAAGTTAGATATTGAGAACGAGGTTATTAACACAGGTGTTCGTGTTCAAGAGTTAGAGTTAGAGTTAGCACGTCAGAAGGTACAACTTGAAGATGCTCTATCTCGTATTGAAGAGACAGCAGATATTAACCCTCATGATGTCATCAGTGAACCATTACCGTCCGGTAGAGCTAGACGAGTACCTACAGAAATACCACCAAACGATGGTACTATACTCACACAAAAAGAAGCAGCTAGGTTTTATGACATCAGTGAAGGTAATTTCAAAAATGGTGATACAAAACCAAGACCAGCATTAGTACACACAAAACACATGGTTAGTGATGTTGTTGTACCTAACGATGTTATACAGCGTGAGTTCGACAACATAATGAACATGGGAGGTATAACACAACCTATTGTTATAACTCCTGTTGGTTTGGATGACGTATACATAAAGTATGCGGTCGTAGATAACCACGCTATTTACGAAGCTGCTAAGTTAGCCAGAGAAGCTGACCCACGTAAATTTGAGAACGTGAATGTAATAGTTATTCACCCGTCCAAAGCAGACCCGTCTTACTTTGCAGATGAGGTTTTACCAACTAATACAACAGAAGGTTCTCTTTATCACGGTACACGGGTTAAAGGATGGACACCTGGAAACGGTGGTGTAGGTGAATGGGGAAGCGGTACATACTTCAGCAAGTCATCACAAGCAGCCAGTGACAATGCTATCAAACCACTAAGACCAGCGTTAGGTGAGGTAATTGATAACGTCACACAACCAACAATACACGAGGTATTACCTGACTTTAAACGTACCGTTGACGTTAACTCTCCTGTAGATGGTGACTTTAGTGCAGCCTTACTAATGAGTGCTAATGAACTCATGGATGGTTCAGAGTTTACATCGTTCAAGCGTTCCATCATGAAACCTGGAACGGTACAACTACGTGACACAATTAAAACTCCGGCTGATATTTATGCAGCTATCGAGAAATATGCAGCAAAGAATGATATTGAATGGACACCAGAACGTACTCATAAATTCAAGAGTCGTATCAATGAGAGACTACGCCTAGTTGGTGTGGATGCGTTAACTGATGGTGATACTACTTTGGTCATTAACCCAGACGCGGTTAGTGTTATTAACTCACATCTACTAGATGAGACAGATGCCATTGGTACATCGATAGCACGTTACAACTCTGCTAGTGAAGCTGCTGGACGTAACTCAGGTATACCTACTGCTAATGCTAACCAAGCCGAAGCATCGGTTATGTTACAGCGTCAGATGTACGAGGAAACCATCGAAAAACTAGAAGATGCTAAACGTCAGCAACGTACAGCTATTACTAAGTCTCACGAAATAGATGAGCAACTTACACAAACTGCACAAGCTGAACAGACAACCAAACGCCAGCAACGTGTAGCAAAGTCTCAGAAACGTGCAGAACGTGAGGCTGAGAGACTAGGTAAAAAAAGAGATAACCCCTGTCAATTCTAAAAACCATGAGTAAACATTGCGGCTTAGAAGCTAACCAAAAAGCAACAGATAACGAACCAAAAAAACGTATACGATGGAATAAGTCACAGCGTACACTTATCGAGAAGTTAACAGCAGATAAACATCGTAAACTACGCCAGTCTCGTAGAACTGCTGACATATATGGTGATGAAGTCTCAGCCGCACAGTCTCAGAAGCTAGCAGAAATAGAAGAAGTACTAATACGTTCGGCTGGTGATGTTATCAGTCTCGACCGTGGACAGTACGATAAATGGGCATCACTCGTTAGCGCCAAATTAGGATGGAGACGGGGCAACCCTCTTAACCCATCACTAAACTACAGTCAAGCTGGTGAAGTACGAGAGGCTTTAAAAGATGCACGTCGTGTTGCACAGAACCTAATTAACGATGCCTCACATATACGAATGTTGGATGGTATCAAACGTTTCGATGACATTTACCGTCAGATAATGAAACCGCTAGGTATGACAACTGATGATGCACGGGCATTATTTAACGAGACTATTGAGATAGGAAGCATACCAAAGAACAACAAAATATATGGCAACAGTGAGGGTGTACGTCTCATTAACTCACTACGCCACAGTGACTACATCGAACGTGCTAAAGGGTACGGTTTGAATGATGAAGCCATTGAGACACTACTAAGGGCAGCAACAGACGTACATTCTGTGTTCGATGAGATGAGGGTCATAGCTGAGGCAACTGGACACAACATAGAAGAACTACAGAACCTTGGTTATTTCCCGCGTATAGCAACTCGTGACTTTAACATCCGACTGCGTAAAGCATTGGAGACTGACACAGCGTTAGCCGATGTAATTATGAGTGAGGGAGTAGAGCAAGTCAAGGCTCTCAACCCGTTAAGTAGTGTTTGGCAGAAGTCACGGAAGTTTAACTACTTCGTACCAGATGACCTAGAAGTTGCATCTAAGTTGCTAAACACATCATCGGACGAGATAGCCGAGATGCTTCTTAACCCTCGTGAATGGATGGAGTTCTTAACCAGTTCTGTCAGTTCATCACAGATAGAAACGATGACAGAGTTAGGTGTTATGTCCAAGTTGCCAATGACATCCCGCGAAGTGTTCGAGCAATTGGTAGACCAATACGAACTACCATACAAACACATTAACGAGATGTTCAAACTTGACCCACACGTAGCGGCTGAGGAATATGCCCGTGTACTGCGTCAAGCTGTGGGAAACAGTGCAATGCTCAAGACGGTAGTAAAGGATGGCTTGGCGGCTGGCTGGGCTGTGCCTGAGAAGATGTTAAAAGACCTGTCACCCAAGGAACGTGCTAATTTTGTACCCCTATCTTTCCAGAAGCTTGACCAGTTCATGTCACCTGAACAACTAGAGGCGGCTGGTAAGGTTTATGTTCACCGTGTAGTGTCTGACCAGTGGCGCTCAATGCTGGAAATATCCATGAGTGCTAACAAACTCGGTGCGTTTGCGTCGGCATGGTCACACCTATCTACATTCCTAAATAAGTCGGTGCTGGCATCCCGTAACGTTCTGTATGTTGGTACTAACTTTCTCAGTGGTTTCGTGTTGACTAATGCCGTTGGTGCTAACGTGTTTACCGTTCCTCACGCAATGATGGACATAAGTAATTACCTAGCTAAAGGCTTAGATGCGTTCGATGGTACTAAACCATTTGCAAAGATAGGTGGTGAATGGATAAGCAAGCGTGAGTTTTTCAAACAGTTTCTACTGAAGCGTGGTAGTGACATAACCCCTGGTACTGTTAGCACTACGTCAAGTGGTGGTGATGCTAACCCGTTTACATCGTTCAAGAGTATTGGCGCTTTGGCTGACGTTCGTAGTGCCAAACGTGCGCTAGAGTATCTATGGTCTTACAGTTCTAGTTTCGGTGACCCTGTGCGCGGTACTAAAGGTGCAGCAGAATATGTAGGTTCATTGCTAAACGAAGCAACCGACAACTTCTTTAGCCCGTTCGCTAAGATGGCATCGTTCCTAGATACCATGTACAAATGGAATGCGTACACGTCACTGGTTGAGAGACAAGGCGCGGCTGAGTTAGCCAACACAATAGCTCAGGGTATGACACTAGAACCTATCAGTCGTATTGGGCGTAAGTTTGATAATTGGCGCGACCTTAGCCGTCATATTGATGACTACTTCTTTACGTTCGATGACCCTGGTACAACAACCAAAGTTATCAGTAAATATGTACGTCCGTTCGCTAACTGGTCTATGCAGTCAACACCTGCTATGTTACGTGCGGCGTTACGTTCACCTCAGAAATTCAGTGCATACGCCAAACTACTCCAACTATATAACCGTGGTAATAATGACGATGAACCACTAAACCAGTCACAGTTAACCGACTGGCAAGACGATGAGTATCCAGTTATCCTACAACGTGACGCACTGCAAACAGGAGATGGTAACGGTGGTTTATTGGTGCTATTTCCCCATACGTTTGACCCTATCACCGATACTCTAAACGTGATAGATAACGCTGGACGTACCGTTAATATCTTGTTTGGTAATAAGTATGGCGGTAATGAACGAGATAACCGAAACAGTGTGACCGGTAAAAAGGATGGTTTAACCAGTATGCTAACCGAGTTATTTAACGATACATATTGGGCTAAACCCGCAGGCTTATTGTTAGGTATCGACTCATTCACAGGACAGAAGATAGACGCTAGCAAGTATAACAACTACCTCGGTTTTGAGATGCACCCACTAGCTGAAGCGTTGTTAGGAATGTACACACCTCTCGACGCTATTAACCGTACTAACCTGTTTGATACCTTTGGGCGACGTGAATACAAAGACTACCGCGACAGAACAGTAGTAGAAGAGAAACCAGGGTTATTTGGTGGTCAACGTACTAATAGTGATGCTCAGTCGTTAGCGTGGGAAACAGCAGTCAAGAACGGTAATTGGTCGGCTCTCGCCTTAATGACTATGGGTGCTAGAGTCAGGCTCATTGATACCGCACGTAATACCCAGATGACACTCGACGAAATAAAGACGGGTATTGATGAACTCCAAAAAGCTAACGTTAACGCTGCACGACAACTAACACTAAACCCAGAGAAGCTTAGTGAGTCAGAGCGTAACAAACGGACTGAGAGGTTAACCGAGTCACTAACCGCAGAATACCAGATGAAGTATGACTACGCTCGTTTAATTAACTACATGAAAGCTAAACGAATACCACCTAAACGTCTACTGTTTGAGATGCAACAACGCTCGGTTAATGTCAGTGACCTAGAGCCAGTCGGAGGTAAGCAACGGTTACAGCTAGAGTCAGACTTTAGGCGACGTATTGAGGAAATTAATAAATGAGTATTGCTTGGTACAGAGAATTATACGGAACTGAACCTAACTTTAACTACCCCAATGGTGTATTAGTACCAAACCATCCTGGTTATAACCAAACCCCTGGCGGTATTTACTTACCTAACGTTGCTGCTCTTTCTGGTGCTGCTATAACAGCCAACAGAATACATTACGTTTATTTTCAAGTAGCACAAACATTTGTTACTGATGCGTTGGTGTTTCGTGTAAGTACAGCAGTAACAGGTAATGCTAGAGTAGGACTTTATACAGTAGACCCTTCTAGCGGTTTTCCTCAGTTCCTTGTTACACAGGGTTCTGCTGCTGCTTTAACTGGTGGTTCTACTGGTGACAGGGTTGTATTAATTAACAGAGGTATTGTTACATTACCGCCAACGTGGTATATGACAGCCATTGTATCTGATGTTGCTGCAAACTTAGCTGGAATTAACGGCAGTGCTACAGCCCAATATTATCGACAACCTTCCATACCTTCAGGTGGTAGTGGTTGCTACACTGCTCCATTTACATACGGTGTGTTACCTGACTTAGCCCCTACACCTGATGCTGTGAGTACTACAAACCACCCTGTTGTAGGGTTGAGGACAGCATAACATGGCAACATCTAACGTAGTAGTTTCACGTACCGGGACAGGCTGGACTGTAGATGTAACAGCCTGTAACCTTCTGAGTGACACAGGTATAAAGGACTTTATTGTACTGCACAACGCCATCGTTGTGAGTAATGTGACGTATGCTAAAACCACAGCAACAACACTAACTTACACTGGTGCAGCACTACCGTCTAACACTCCTGTAGAGATACGACGAAAGACACCTAACTCTATTATTCAGTTAGTGACGTATGGACAAAAGCTATCGTCAAACTTATGGAACAGTGAGATAGACCGTAACATTAGATGGAGAGAGGAGGTTGACCTTAACGGTGCTGGTCTGGTTGCATCTACACCAACACCACAGAATGATGCTTATGGTTTAGTATGGGCTGGTGATACATTCTATCCACCTACCCGTAAGTCTGTTTACGACAAGATAGAGACACTAGCCACAAAGTCTGGTGCTGTATTAACTGGTGCTACCGCTAACGTCAGTCCTTCTACGGCTGACAATACATTAGCCCTTGCAACCACAGCTTACGTTAAAGCCAACCTAGCAGACTACGCTACCTTGGTATCACCTATACTCACAGGTGACCCTAGAGCGGTAACAACTAGTGTGACTGACAACGATACGTCCATAGCAACGACAGCACACGTCAGGGCGTTTGCAAACAGTAGACTGGCTTTCAATGCTTTTAGAGGTGGACAGCAGGGTGTACCAAGTTTAAACTACATAACAACAGTTTGCCAATTTACTAGTAGCGCTGTTCGCTCTGGATGGGGCGATAATTTCTCCAGTAATAGATGGCTTGTGGGGCAAGGGGGTACTTATTACGTTAGTGTTACCTGTAGGTTTGCAACTACTGGGGGGACACCACCAACTTACATGGATGTTCTATTGTTCGTAGGACTTTCCCCCACAGGAGTAGAAAATTTTGTAATTCGTCAACAGACCAACTACCCAAGCTTTGGATACACATTAACCTGGAGCGGAGTATTGTTTTTCAACACTAATGATAATGTTTACTTAACTTATCAAGCTCAAGCAATAGGTGGCGGTGGTTATGCCGTCGTCATAGAGGACGCACGTTTTAATGCTATTCAGTTATCTTAGTTTACATACAAACTAAAAAACTTCCCCACTCTACCAATTAAGGTAGGTGGGGTTTTCATTATGATGTTAAACGCTGGGTGAGTAGGTCTATTACTTCGGCGTGTTCTCGATAGTCGGCGACATATACTGTATCTTTCTTGTATCCGTTGCTATCATTTTCTAGCACGTAAAATATATCAGCATACTCGTAAAACTTCATTGAGTCAGGTAACAAGTATCTACCCGTTGGTTTCCGTTTAAATATCTCTTCTACTGGTGGAGGTACTGGTACTGTGGTCACTACCTCTTCTATGGTTGTTAGCTTCGAGACGTGGTTAGTTATCTTTAACGCTCGTTCAATTCGTTCGTCAGCGTAACTCGGCAGGTTTACCACACTAAGACAACCGCTACCTTTATCGAGTGCTAACCAAAACCCTGGTAGTTTAGTACAGTCAGAGTACATTGCTAACTGGGTTAAATAACCTCGGTCATCGTTTGGGGACTTAACAAATGTACGGTGGTAGTTAGGGCTGAGTGTCTTTACTTCGAGTACGAACTGACCTTCTGGACATTCGAGTACAGCGTCAATATGACCCGTGATAACTGCACCATTGTCACAAGGTATGGCTAACTCTTGTTGTTGGCTAACTACCTTCCACCAACCTAACCTCTCTCCTATCAATATTAACCACTCCTCAAACACGTTACCCCAAAGGAATAGTGACTGCATTCGAGGTGAGTTAATATCATCACTCTCATCGTGTTCTAGTGACTGACCAAAGTCTTGCTTTAGTTTATTAACAGCAGTTAGTATTGATGGTTTACCTATCGAACTCATACGACACCAGTTAGATGTATGTGTTCCTAGTGATAGGTTAACGATAGCTTTAGATAATAGGTCGGCGTTTTCTGGTGTGAATAATTGCTGGCATCCTTTCTCATTGAAGTCGTTAACAACCTCGGTTAAGTATTGCTCTATGAATTGTGTTGGTGTTTCTAGGTCTGACATTGTACGTGTGTGTGTTAGTGAAATAAAAATGGTGGGAGTTTAACCCACCGTGCTATCTATTTAGTAGTGTGGAGTTCCACTAGTCTTTGGTTTTGGTCGGCTGAATTGTTGACCGTCTCTTGGTTGCTGTGGTTGTGCTGAACCTTTAAATACCCCCGGTCTTTCACCATCTTCCCACAGTGCAATATCTAGTTTTACACAACCTTTATCATCAGTTTCATTAGCAAGTAATAATTCAATTTGCTCACGAGAGATGTTAACGAAACCTTTAAATATTGGTTGTCTTCCGCCTACTTCGTACTTTTCGTTCTCACGTACCCAAGCTAGTGTTTTTGTTGGGTCGTTCTGTTTTGATGTGTTAGCCATGATGTCCTATGTTTGTGTGTTAGTTCTGGTTAGTTATTGCGATGAGAAATATGATACAAATTACAGCAGTGAACGTAAGGTTAACAGATGTAATTATTAGCGTTAGTTGTTCGATGTCCATATTAAACACTAAGGTTGAACGCTTCCGTATGTTCTACGAGTGTAACCAGTTGTAGGTTTACTTCCTGCATTACCTACTGCTGCTGGTTTATCATTTGCTGCTGAGTTTCCATCGTCATCATCATCAGCAGTTATTGATAGTAAAGCACACAAGTCGTAGCGTCTAGCGTATGTGATAGCACCACCGAACTTTTGACTGTCCAAACCTTCAGGGAGTGGATACGATGACTTTAATTCTTGACCTGTCTCAGCGTGGATAATGCGAGTAACAAGGTTATAGTTTTCGATAGTTTGAGTAATGAATAACCCGTTGCTAAACAGTACCTTTTCAACTGCATCTAGAATACTATCTAGGTCAGCGTACTTATTACGGAAGTGTGGGTTAGTTTTGTTCTTGATAATTTTAGGGAACTTGGACTTAGCTGTTAACAAAGCGGTGTATAGTTCTTTCATTGCGTGTCAATAATGTGTGTGTTAGTGGTCGTTTAGTTTAGCGTTCAGCTATCAATTCCAGAGCAAACAATAACCTAGTTGTAGCGTGTGTGAGGTGTTCCTCTGCTGTATCTCCTGCGTTGTGAGCAAGAATGTGTATCATAGCATGGTTAATGTGGTCGGTAACTTCGATATGTTTCCAGTTGTATTCACCGTATTTAATAGCACCTTGTTCTAGAACCTTTGCTATTTCCATCAATGCCTTTGGCGGTAACAAGTCGGCTCTACCCATCGGCTTGGACTGAGAACCACCAGCCGCGTTAGTCACCTTTTCTTCGGTAGTAAACTCGTACATTACTTATGTCTCCAATATTCGTTGTGCATAAACTCTGCTACATCTTCAGGTGTTGGTTCGTCTATAAAATGTTCCGAGTAACAGTAGATGTAGTCTTGAAGGTAATAGTCAAGGTCAGATAATTTCATGTCAACTTCCTTTAGCCTCGTTCCAATTAATGCCTTTACTCCAACTTCCGGTAACTGGGATACACCAGTCATCGTGTTTTAGCAACGTTCTGTTATTGTAGATAATGTTTGCTTTCTCGTCAAACAATTGGGCGTGTTTTTGTGGAATGTATGCACCGTTCTCATCGTGTACAGCGAACGCCATACGACCACCTAACGGACGAACAGCGTGAGCATTAACCTCAGTACCAAGAACCTTGTTAACACCTGCTGCTGTACCTTGGATGAGGCAGTTAAACGACTGGCGTTCAGCCCGTGAGCGTTTCCATTTGTTCTTGCTGTTAAGGTCTGGGTAGTAGATAGGGTTCCCAAACCATGTGTATAACAGACCATCTCGTTTACGTGCTACGTGCCATACGTTTTCCATCAGTTCCCATATAGCCGGCATCCCTTCTCTCATCTGGTCTAAGATAGCTTGACCTTGTTCGGGTGTACCACCGTTACCATAAGCACCGACAGCAGCAGCTTGACCTCCATAGATGACTGCAAATATCTTCTTGGCATCTGCTCTGTTTGGTAGGTTCCAAGCTATTTGGTTAGCTGTGTGAGGGTCAGCATCAGGCTTTTGGAACTCCTGCCACATACGGTCTTCACCACATACCAGCTTCAGGTAGAATGCTAACACTCGTAGTTCGATAGCATCCAAGTCAGCAACCCACAGGTCGTATCCATCAGGTGCTATAACACTGTCTCGTATACGTTTACCTAACTTAGAACGAGAGGGTATGTTTTGTAGGTTAGGGTCACTACTAGACAGCCGTGTTGTTATCGTCTTGCATTGGTTGTAGCAACACTTTACCAATGGGTGTTCGCCTTCCTTGGCTATCGTGTTTATCTTGTCGATGAATGAACCCTTAAGTTTGTCTAGCTCTCTACGTTTCTTTATGTCACCAACGATGGGGTATAGCTCGGTTAACTCAGACATTACGTTCTTGTCGGTGGTAGGTTCACCTGTTTTCTTACTGGCTTTCTCAGGTTTCCATCCACATCGATACATCAGGAACCATGTAAAGTGTGACTTCTCAGTATTTAACTCTGATACTGCACAGTGGTCATAAACGTAATGCGGTGATGTAGAACAGTAAACATCAGGTATAGCAGTTGAATAGAACCTGTTGCCATTTAGTTTGTTCTTGTTAAAGCCATCTTTGTAGTTAGTCTCTGTCGGTACATACTCGCTACCGTTCCACTTTACAGCGTCAGGAAGTAAGCCTACTTCTTTATTAATACGTTCGTTTACTTCGGTTAACTCCTCCATAATTAGGGTGTTAAGTTCATCAAGTAACGATGTATCAATGTACATACCCGTTGCTTCCATGTCGATGATGACCTCGACGTATGGTAGTTCAGTCTCCATGAATGCCCGTAGTAGTTTCTCATCCTTAAGATAACGTTCAGTCCATAACCACTCGAACAAACGCAGACAAAGAGACGCATCATGTGTACAATACTCGGCTAATATCTCGTAAGCTCGATGGTTGTGTGAATAGTCGATGCTAAACACTTCATCGTCTTTAGCCTTAGCACCAAGTACACCAGCTTCTATCAGTTTGGTTTTTACGTGGGCTTTATCGTCCTTCAGATGTTTACGTGCTAATGCCCCAAGACCGTTGTTTATTTCCTGGGTGTCACTGACGTAATACATCAGTCGTGTACAGATATAACGACCATCAGGTATATTAACATCGTGGCTACGTAAAGCGGCTATATCAAACGCGGCGTTATGAATGAGAAACACAACACTTTCATCAATGAGTAATGCCTCAATTGTTATCTGTGCAAACTCCCATGTCTCTGTCCAACTGTAAACCTCATCGTCTTCTGTTCTGAGTGCAAACCCTACACACCAAATTGGTATGTTAGGGTTCGTCTTGGCATCCAGAGAAGCAGCCTCTATGTCTAGCGCGACGAACCTAACCATTTAATTAAACCTCACTCACTAATAATTATCAAGCTTCGACTACACTAAAAGGTGAGTCATATTCAATTACAAACGGTACACCAAAATAGTCCCCTTCACAATTACCACTGTCTGGTTTTACGTTAAGACCATAACCCAGTGACATTAACTTGTGATAGTGTGATGGTGTTAACCGAATGAGAGAGGCACGTCTACCATTCCTTTCTTGCATCACCCTCATTATGTAAATGAGGTTATATCTAAACTCATCAGGTGTTTTACCATACAAAGCCACGCGATGATAAGGCTCACTGAAAGCACCCACAGGCTCACACCATTTAATAGACCTTCCAAAGTCTTTCGATACAATAGCGCGGTGATAGTGTTCAACACTTTCATATACGTTGGTGTTTTGAGTTAGAGTTAGTATCGTTGTGTATCTTGGTTTTAACCATCCAAACTTTAGGTTATCTGGTAGTCGGTGTTTGAGTTGGTCGAGTAAGGTTGATGGTATTTCTCCGTTATTGGTTGTTTTTGTGGATGACTTGGTACACTTACCCAATTTACTAACAGGTAGTAATAGCTCCTTAACAACGTAGTCAGTTTGATAATTATCGTACTCTACTCTTGACTTATAAGTCATAACAAACTCATCCAACTTGTATTCCTTAACGTGTTGTGAGTAAGAAACTGGTGTTGGTTCGTCGGGGTAGCCGAAAGGATGTACTGGTTTCATGGTGTTAATTTAGTGGGTGTGTGTTAGTGAACGTTATCTAGTCTTGTGGTAGTTCATCCATCCATTCTGGTGGGATGTCGTTGAACGCATACTTGAAGCCGTGTTTTTTACACCACGTTTCGTTCTTCACTGCTGCTGCTTTCGCGTATGTCCCATAACCACGTTGAAAGATGAGTCTGATGTCTAGCTTTGGGTGTTGCTCTTTTATAGCTCTCATCTTCTTTTTGTCTTCGGCACTGAATAAGCCCTTCGCTTCTATGTATATCCCGTTCGGGAGTAGAATGTCCGGCGTGTAATACTTCACCAGTCTGTATTCCAGTCGCTTCGGTTCGTACTGTCCCTGATACTGTATCGCTTCGTGTACTCTCTGCTCGAACCCTGAGCGGTACTTCACTGACTCCCCGTTCGGTTGTGTCACCGTTGGGCGTTGGTATTTCTGGTTGCAGGGTTTCCTTACTCGTGTCATGGTCGTTGTGTGTGTTAGTAATGTTTGGTTCGTATTCGTCATCCTCGTCTACCGAAGTAGGGATGTCATTGAAACCAACCTGTAGCAGCTTGTAGTTAGTAAACTCTAAACTAAATTCAACAAAGCGTCCAGTCATCCGGTCAGTCTTTATTGTGCGGCACTCAATAATTTTACTGTCACGCTTACGCCCCACACCTATTACAACATCGCTTTGCTGTGCTACACCGTTGCCACCTCTCAGGTGTTTGAGGCTTGGTATCTTCTCCTCATTGTCACCATCACGTGAGATGTGACTCACCGCAACGACACAAGTACCACGAGCTAACGCAACTTCATTCTTTACCCGTTTAGCCAGTTGTTCTAAGTCTTTCCACTCCAGACTATCACTGGCACTGGTGAAGTTATCCAGAACAATGAGCTTACAGTCATAAACATCCACGGCATAGTTCATTACGTCGATGATGGTATCAACCTGTAAACCTCCGACGTGTTCGTAAAAGTGAACGTGTTCTAGTACGGTATCGACTGCTAACTCATAAGCAACTGGGTCAATACGTGTGATGTCAAAGTCTGGGTCACTCGCTACAGGTTCTCTGAGTATCGTCTGTACCATTCGAGCAGCCACCTGGGTATCAGGCATCTCCAAACTGAGAATGAACGTGTGGTTGCCCTCCATAGCAGCGTTAACGGCTATGTTCTCAGCAATGGTAGACTTACCGCAACCAGTACCACCTGCGAACGTCACGAGCTTACCAGGAACCAGACCACCGATAGCATAGTCTATGGCAGGTATACCAGAAGACACACCTTTTAACTCACTACGTTTCTCCAGGTATTTGGTGAGTCTACCTTTTAGGTCAGCCTTGTCTACGATACCCTTTGGTAGTACCTGCTTCGCGTCACGTACACATCGGTTAAACTCGCTACCTCTACCAACCATTAACATATCGTTAACGTCGTTAATGTCGTGAGGTAGGTTGACTATGTAAGTCTTACCTGCCGGTAGTATGTCTAGTATTTCTCGTTGTGCCTTACGTCCAGCATCATCATTATCCATACAGACATAGATGCGTCTGTACTTACGGAACACCGACATAACCAGCTTTAGTTTGTTAACCATACCTGTACCACTCAGACCTACTACTGTATAGTCTGACCCAAGAAGCTGGCTAGCTGCAAGTGTATCGTTCTCACCTTCACATATAACTATGTTGTTAGCGTGACTACTGATAACGTTAGCACCGTATAGTGTGGCGCGTTCACTCTCTCCAAACCACAGGAACCTACCGGGATGTCCTTTTGGTACGCTGTAGTTTATCTGTTTGAAACCAACGAGAGTTGTACCATCCTCTACCGAGTAGTAAGGATATATTACAAGTGGTGTACGTGCTGGTGTATAACCTCCGTCTACCTGTTCCGTTTCATCGGGGTCTGTGGCGTTAACAACTCCATACTTATAACAGGTCTTAGCATCGATGTGGCGAGTCTGTATACCTGTCTCAGGCATTGGTCGGTGAGGAGGGAGCAGACATTCTTTAACCTCTTCACCATTGTTTCGTACGTGATGGTTGCAGGCGTAGCAATGTTTACTACCATTATCAAATACGTTAAGGTTATTGCCTCGTTTATCTCCTCCCTTCTCACGACATTTAGGGCAGGGTTCTCTGCTTATGATAGGCATAATAGTACGGTCAGTGTGTGTGTTAGTGATGATGTGTCGAGTTTACCAGATAGCGAACTCATCAAAAGTGGTTACGTGACCATCAGTGTACACGTACGCTTTAGCATCATCGAACACATCATAGCATAGTTTGGCTAACCCGTATGGTGTCTCTGTGTGGTCGCGGTGGAACATAGGCAGACCCATATATTCGGTTGCCACCATCCCTAACACATACTGTACCCACTGACTACATACTGGGTATGTTGTATACATTCCTAACGCATACATCAGAAAACCATAGTTAGTTAACCCAGGTAAGCTGTTGATACGAGTATCGAACATCTCAACTGTTTCGATGTCTGGTGTGAACTCAATAGCAATGGTTCCGTTTGTGTCGTAGTCTCTCAGACAATGACCAATGTTCTTGTACTCCTTCATCCATGTACCGTTGGTCACAGTGTTAAAGTGACAGTAGTCTGTCCAGTCATCACCGTGGGCTAGTAGTGTGCAGTGGTTGTACTCTGGGTGTTTCTCTCGGCTGAATATCTTAAGGAACCAATAGCATATTTGAGACTTGATATCGTCGTGCTTCTCGTGGGGATGAATGATAACGTACCAAGGTTTAATGGAGTTAGACATGACTGTGTGTGTGTTAGTGAATGTTGGGATGTGTGTGTGAGGAGTCGTAACTTATTAGTTAACTACGATAGATGTAGTTTCAGGTAGTTTGTAGTGAGGGTAAACAGCTAACCATACTCTGTGGTGATATAGGTTCTTTGTGACGTAGCGAGGACATGGTACTTTACGTATCTCTATACCTAACGCTTCACTTACTGCCTTTAGTTTTCTCCACTCGAAGACGTTCTCGTTAACACCGTTAAACTTAGCAATTCTAAGGATAGATGAGTAGTCAAACAGTTCGTCTACTACTTCACTGAGTCTTTGAACATCATCCATTAACTCGGTGTTCTCTAGTGCTAACCTCTCCTTCTCTTCCTCTGCTGCAATGATAGCCATTAACGCTTCTTTGTATGTTTGAGGTACGGCTGGTTTCTCTACTGCTGTGGTGGTCACTTGATAACCAGCCATCTGATGTAACGCTACTCTCAAACCTAAACGTGCGAACTTAGCTAAGAGTGTCGGTTTATACTCTGTTATAACTTCGAGTAGTTGGTCTTCGGTCATTAACGCCGCAGTCTTTAACCCAGTGGTGGTAAGGACTTCAGCCGTTTTCAGACCACCAAACGCCGCAGTTACAAACCTACGTATTACTGACTCATTTCTGTTGCACATCCTAGCAGCAGCACGGATACTGGTAAACACTTCACCAGTTGTGTTGTCGATGTGTAGTTCTAGTCCGTCGTTGTTATATGGTGTTAAATTCATGATGTTCTCAGTGTGTATTAGTGATGCGTGATACAGTGATATGTTGGTCGGTGGTCAATTGGTTCGCACCTTGTAACCCGCCTGGGGTATGGACTCTAGCCGTTATAAGGGTCAATTGGTTCGCACCTTATATACTGATGTTATTCGAGTAAGTCGTCAATTAGTACCCATGTTAACTCGAACAACAACCACCAAAACAAACCATTTAAACCGTAAGCCAGCACACAGATAATGAGAGCTATCAACTCTATAGTATAGAGAACCTTATTAAGTTTAGGCATTGATAATTTCCTCACGAGTAAATAAATGTTCGTACTGTCGCTTGCTGCACCATACACTGCTGTACTTTTCGAGTGTCCAGTACCAGTTAAACATCGTCTCAGGTGTGGGTGTACTCGTCTGTTTCTGAAGCCAGTGGTTAAGGATAGTACGCTGGTTAATAACAAGACCTAGTCGTGTCATCTCTGCCTTTATCGTTTCTATCTGTCGTAGTTTAGCAACCAACCCAGACGGCTTGAACAACTCAGAGAGAGGCTGGTCAATGGATATACCCTTGCTTTCTAACCACAACCAGAACAGAACATCAGGCAGAATGAACGACCACCTACTCATTAACCATGCACCTGACTTCATATCAAACTCAGGTAGACGTGAGTACTCAATAAACAGTGTGACCAACTCAACAAGACGGTCGTTGTGTTTAGCTTCCTGTTTGTTCTTGAAGTACTTGCGGGTTAACTTACTCATCCAGTTGACTAGCAGAACCCAGTACTCGTTGCTTATCTCACGTCGGGACATCTTGTAATACTCGATAAGTTGGGGGAGTCGGTCGTGTGATAGCTCTTTTGGTATTCTCCATGAACCGTGAGAGTTTGTCTGTTTCACCAATGACTCGTCCAACTGCATCAATGTTTTCATAAAGAATGTATCCTGATATGGTGTTAATGTAGTCTACTGTCGAAGCTTTTTGTTGTTGTTTTGTAGAGTGACTTAGCTCCTTTATATAGTCAAAGCCATAACTTATTACCCGTTGCTTTTCTATCTCGTATAGCTTGAATAGGTTAGGTTCTCGTTCTACAAGGTAGTAGTAGATGTTAGCTTTACCTGTGTTAAACCATCCGTCATTTAACCATCTGTTCTTACGTCGTGAAAATACCATTGACTCGAAACAGAAACCCTTGTAGTAAGGCTTGTACTTCTGTGACTTGATATCGCTGGCTCGTCCGTTAACATAACAGTCGATGCCTTGTATGTTGGTTGCTTCGTTAACTTCTCGTATTGTACAACCTAGCGACTTCAACCAATTCTTTACTGTTATCTCGTCATCAATACCGCGTTTGTATTCAGTATTGGTAAAGTAATGTGATGAGTTCATGAGCCTGCGTCTTAAGTGGTAGACACATGGCGGGTGTAGGTGTTAGTATATGGTTGTGTGTTAGTGATACTCGCACGAACCCACCGATGTATCGTGTGTTTGGTGTCCTATGATAGGTTAACGTGGTGGTATATAGCGTTAACCTATTTTCATGTCAACTTTTTAGAACTCGTCGTTAGTATCATACGACATGAACGATAGCTCTTTGATAGCCTCACGCTCATCGTTTGTTAACGCAGATAAACCCGTGATGAATGCTTTGTTAACAATAGACATAGCGTTAACAATATTGTTTGTATTCACGTACACATTAATTTCGCAGCGTGTATTCCACTCGCAGGAATGCTCTGGTGTATTACTCATGTTGTTAAATTCTCGGTCGGTGTGTGTGTTAGTCGGTGATGAAAAAACGTATAACACGCTATCTTTATAAAAACAACGTGTTATGTAAAGTTTTTGCCTGTGTTTATTTGTTAGAAGTGGGGAACTTTATCCTTTTTTGATGGTCGTCCTACACGTCTACGTGTTGGTGTAGCTTCTACGGTAACAACATTTTCACTGTCATCCTGTGTGTTATCGTCAACCTCATCATTATCTACATCATTTAACTCCTCATCATCACCGACCATACGACGTATGACCCGTAGTGCTAACTCTCGTGAACTTCGTGCAAAGTTGGTGATGGTAGTCTCAGCCTCCACCAACTCAACCAAGATAGACCACGCTTTGCTCATCTCGCTATCGAACTGTTCCATGTTCTCAACACGGTTAGTAGACTTGCTGGATATCTTGTCGAGTGTACCGTACAGAACATACTGTGCTATGTACCGTCCTATCTTCCACTTGGTTTCGCTGGTTAACCGTTTGTAGTCACGTCGTGCAAAGTTCTGAGCGGCTATGTCTCTCTTTTGTGAGGCAGTTAACCCACTAGATATTAGTGAAGCTTTAGCCGGCTCATTATATGACGTGCTGTTAGCTCCTAATAGCTGGGCTTGTAGGTGTGTCGCTTCACTGGCTCGTATGGTTCGAGTCTGGTTGTCAGCCACTAGCATTTCTAGTATGGTTTCCATGTTACGGACGTGGACTACTTCACATCGTACCTCTTGCTCACACAGGTCGTTGAACTCGTCATCAATAGCCTCATCACCGTTTAACTGTGCTAACTGGGCGAACACAGCCGCGACGGCGTAGATACGATGTCTACCCCCTATGATGTATGGCTTATCATCTAGAAACGCTATCTTAGGGTCACTGTATAGACAGTTGTCCTCAATAAAGATAGACCGTGCTATCTCTTTAACACGTCGGTCATCTAGTGGGTACTGTGTGAACTCAGCCTCACTATTAGGTATGGCTTGAGTGAGTAATGTGCTAAGGGTGTAATACTTTGGGTGTTCCTTGGTGATGCGCTTGTCTTGGAACTCGTCAGCAAATGATGAGGCAACACTGGTTTTAATTAGCTCGTTGAGAAACTTGACGTGCTTTTTAGTGATGAGGTTGCCGCGTGTGTAGTTAGTGACTTTCAGCATTCTTTCGTGAGTCCGGTTATTTAGTAGGGTTAATGTTCGTCTCATCGTGGTAAAACATAAGGGTTATAGGTTCGTTTTACCATCATAGCATCATCTATTTATATCGTGATGCCCGTTTATAGTCAAGATATGAGCGCACGAACTCATCCTCGATAGCCGTACGGGTATAGACAACGTTTCGTCCGTCCTCTCTGACCAACATAAGCCCACTGGATGGGGCATAGCGTACCATGTCAGGCATACACGCTCGTACTGTACTAGACTCACGTCGTAGGCTTTCAATAACTTGGTTTTGTAGTTCTACCTGTTTCTTGAGTGCATCACTTTCACTAGCTAGTAGTTTAGCGTACTCACTCAAGCGGTTTCGTTGTTCGGTTAACATCTGGATGTAGTCGTTGTTCATTATCGTTACTCCGTAAGGGTTTGATGGACTTCTCTATGATAGGTCAACTTATCATTGACTCCTATCTATCTACTGTTGGTTAGTAGGGTATGTTTGATAGGTGTTGTTGTATGCTCTAACTTTAGGGTGTGACACATCACAGTACTGACACAAACCCATGAGAAGTAGTGAGCCTAACATCTTCCACATAACACCATCGATATAGTTAGCAGCAGTAGGTGTTGTAGGTTCTTTACCGAGTGAGCGTTTAGCACGGTCAGTCATTAAGTTTTTCATAGTTTTAGTGTGACGGTTAACAAAGTGGTACATTTTATAGCAAAACTGTTGCATTTCATTAGCAAAGTATGCTAAACTGTGGGTAGGTCGGACGTGCCGTAAGGAATTAGGAACGTACCTCATATAGACGAGAACGTTACTTAAACTAAATATTTAATTGACTCATACATCTCTACATTATGAGTCGTTGTTGTTGTATAGTCTGTTAGTTATCTCAAACTTACGTTTAACTACATCACTGTGAGTCACCAAACCCGCCTGTATAGCAGCCTCAATATTAGCGGTGTCTAGTCCTTCAGGTGACATCAGTCTATGGTTTAACTCATCACGTCGTTGCTGTAGTATACGGTCAATGAGTATCATATCTATTCCTTGTGTGTTTGTGTGTTAGTGGTCGTTGGTTGTGGTGTAGTAATGTATGGGTTGTTAGGTTGTCGTATCTTAACACTAACAACAGTTAACAGTACTGCTAAGAACCACGTCGTTATCATTGAACGGTCACGACTAGCAGTAAATAACCCCAAGAATATTAGGGTAGGGAGTAGTATTTCCATGATGTCCTATGTGTGTTAGTGATGATGGTGTGGTTAGACCTTGTTTGTTAACAGTTGACGTTCAATATATTCTCGTGCCACTTTGTTGTATTCACTTGGTGATAGGTGGTACTCAGGTAGTCGCCGACAGTCAGACATCGAGTAAACAAAGTCCATGTACCTACCACTACGAAACGAAACAACCTGTATTGTGTTCATGTCACTGTTGTAGATGACGACTAACCTATATGGGTTACCTTCTCTGTCGTTTGTCCGGCTGAGTATTTGAATAGCGAATGGTACTGTGTTGGTTAGCATGGTTAAAGTATCCTATGTGTGTATGTTAGTGATGATGATGGTGTGGTTAGTCACCTCCCACGATGAACAGTTTACATGAAGCTATCAACTTTACCGTTGGTTAGTCGTCGCCATACTACCCATGTCACAGCTTGCAGTTGCATAGGAGCCATATCCAGCATAGCCGCCACGCTGGCGTAAGCTTCAGAGACAGCAGCATATTTCTTGGATGTGTTCACCATCTTGGTGTAGTCCTCACCCAGTGGTACACCAGCCACAATACTAACGGCGTGACGGTCAATGCAAACTATACCCATAATACTGTTAGGTAGAAAGAGACACTGAAAGAATGCCCGTACTTTATCACCACCTAGCGTGGTTAATACGTCGTCACCTCGTGCTATCATGAACGCCTTCGCCATGTTTCGTTTACCGTATGTACCGATAGACTTGGGAACCGTGTGTTCATCCATTCCCATCGAGTGATACTGTAGGACACGTTCGGCGTACTCTATGTTCTTTTCCCACGTACAGCCCGGTGATAGTGCAGCAATGACACCACATACAATGTAGACAGTTGTGTCATATCTGTTTGCTAGTGTTCGTGCTATCTCGTGAGCGTTGGGATACCAACTCATACCTTGTTGAATATCCAGAGCGTTAGCCCTCATGTATATGGATAGTATGTTTCGTTGCCATTCGGTAAGTGAGGATGGAGATATCATAGCTGCAATACTTGAATGTGTGTTAGAGGTGGTGTCGATGGTGGTGTGTGACATGATGCGGTGTGTGTGTGTTAGTGAATGCTGTTGAATGCGTGGCGTAATGCCTCGGTTAGTTGGTCAGGCAATGCTAAGTTACGTCGTGACCGTGCCTGTATGTATGGTTGTGTTAGTCTCAGCAGTTCGGATGCTGTGATAACTCCGTCGTTATAGTCGGTGATGAGTGATGCTATGAGTTGTGTCATACGTTTGTCATTAGTTGGCGTAGTTCGTTGTACCATTGGTTGCGTCGTCTGTTAGTGGCGCGACGTTGCTTAACCTCGGTTGTGATGTGGCGTATCACTGGCGTTAGTGTGGTTATCAGTTGATGGGCTATCACTAGCAACAGGGTTATCAGCATTATCACAGGTTCCGCGTGACTGACAGTGATAGGTTCTAATGTGGGTGCGGGTTTTGGTAGGTTAGGTGGTAAGGTTGTTGGTTGTGAGTCAGTGGGTGTAGATGCTCCAGTTTTTGAGTCGTCCTGAGTGACACTATCATCAACTGTTTCAGGTAGGTCACATGATAACCACTGCTCACCATCTCTAAGTATGAGTTGGCGTTTGTATATTGACTCGATAACACGTCTGTCTATTTGTTCGCTACCATCATTGCTAATATCTAATGTGTACCAAGTATGGTTAGCTTCGACCGCGCAAAAGCCTTGCTCAGTAATGGCTTCTGAAACTGGCTCTATGACTGGGTTTGACACTTCATCATCTACTACGTTGCTTACTACTTTCTTACTTGCTAATGCTGCTTCCCAAGTTGATACTTTTCTTAGGTCACCGAATGCTTTAACCTCATCTTTGGTCATTACTGCTAATACTTCGTCTTTCAATTGTTGGAGTGACATAGTTTTTAATTAGTGGGTATGGTTAGTGTAGGCTGTATTGCCTATAGATAACCGTCCATTGAACGGAAATGGTAGGTTTAGAGACTCGCTACCGTTGTCGTAATTCGCCCCTACCAACCAGCTTGAGTGCCATCTCCGCTCGGTGTACAGGGTTCCGTGGGTTTACGGTTTAACCAGGACTGTCTAGCCAGTGCCAACCTTATTTAAATGTGTGTGTGTTTTGTGTTGGTGTTTCGTTTTCTCCTTTGCTCTCGATGTATCTAATATCGCAATTATTCCTGACACCCGCAACCCCTCCTAACGGCTGAACGTGTTGTTGTACAAGGCTGAGAGGTGCTAGGTAGTGTCCAATGAATTAATGATGGTGTGTATAAGCGGCTACGATGATGGAGGCTAACCGGGGGGAAATGCAGCGCCCTATTATTATTAGA